ATTAAAAACTCAAATAATGAACGCGGGCAACAATCCACGAACATTAAGAACAGCTGATACCTGTTCAATATGCCATCGTCCCAAGCTGGGACAAGTTGGTCAAACGTATTGCGTAGAGCCTTCTCACAATAGTGAGGGCCAATTATGCAACTTGGCCAAGAAATGTTGGACCCTCCTAAATGAGTGTCCATACTGTAGTTGTCCAATGTACAACCACAAAATGGCTAAAGGTTGTGAAACCAGGATCTGCAAGTCCTGTTCACACCGATGGACCCGGCAAATGCGCCCATGGGTGAAAACTCTTCTTAAAGGAGTTTCTAAGCCCAAAGCTGTTGAGTCCAAACAGCGAAAGGTGTCTAAGGCAACACCTAAAGCCACTCCCAAACCCGTGGCAGCAACCAGTACCAAGAAGGTTGCATCCTCCCCAAAAATGGCTAAACAGCCTAGATGTGGAGAATGTGGATCACGAGCTGTATGCATCATTGGAGATGCCATCTCGTGTTATCATAATTTGTGTGGGGCTTTAACATTCCCTTCCACAAACCCTTTAGTAGGTGATAGTCTATTGAAAAGGGATGACGCGGTGGTCACAATGCCTAAGCCACCCCGGCAAAATCCTGCGAGGCCTGCTACCAAGTCTGGTAGCCCGCAGAAGACGGTAACTTTTAGTACCGTAGAACGTAATGTTCCAGCGACTCCCGCAGCTACTAGCTGCGTTGACCCTAATGAAATTAGGCGATTAAATGGGTCATTGGGTGCCATTCCTAAGGTTCCCAAAGTGACTGTCGCTATGCATAGGGAGCCCCTTCCACCCACCAATACATCTAAATTGGTCAATCAACAATTGGAAGGCATATTTGAATTACCTGAGGCTAGCAAGCTCCGTGATTCAATGAGACCTGACGCTAACAAGCGCATCATACGCGCCATCGTTCAGGACAATGGAGGTGATTCCATAGTCACCTCGGCTCGCAAGGCCTTTGTAAGTCCTCAAGTGGATACACCTACCACCCAAGAGGATTTTCAAAAATTCCGCAAACTACACCTGCCACGATTAATGAGGGTCAACAACTCAATTGGCGTGGGCGTTTGGGTAACTTTGCCGGATCTTTTAAAATTGCCAAAAATGGAATACCTAGATTTATTGTATCTAAGTTTTCTGGCAAAACAGGGCAACAAGTTCGACAGGGAGCAATTCCTGTCGATAGCCCTGCTAATGGGGAAAGTGTCCAGGCAACACCAGCTGGCACTTCAAGCGCGGCGGAAGCGCAAGGCGGGACAACTGAAGAAGTAAATCCCCCACCCCAACCAGCTTCACCTCCTATGTATGATGAAGCTATCGGCCCCAAGGCGTGCTTTGATGATTTAGATCACAAAGCAGTCGACTTGCAGTTACTCCAGCTGCTCCACCCACCGAAATATTCTTGGTGGCGTCGATGGCTTAAAATTGGCCCCAATCCTGACAGAAATGTCAAATATGTTGGCGCCAATGTCTACCAGCCTTTGGTCGAGGTGTTAAAACCTCACGCCTTTGGTAAAGAACGAGTACCTTCACTTAGGTCCATTCTTGCCAGAGAAGCCATGAGATGGTGCAAATTGCACCATGTTCAGTATGAGGTTATTCCAGGTAGCGTTGCTGCAGCAATGGTGCCTGATGATATTGAAATGCATGCCCTGCGATATGAAAAGGAAGCTGCAAATCAATATAGAGCCAAATGGCTCTCAAAAAACTTGGGTTAGATCCCACAACTGGTTTTTTACCAGCTTTGTGTGGGCAACACCAGATGGTTCAAGTTAGTAGCTTGACATATTCCCTCGATACAACGTTAGCCCAATGCTGTAGTCATTCGAGGAAGGCCAAAATAATCGCAGATTTTGGTATGCAGAAGCATGACACCTACGAATCTTGTGCACAGGCCGAGTACGAGGCCTTCGTAGATCGTCACCTTGAAGAATTCCTATCCATCAGTGAAGATTTTAAGAAATTCATGATCAACCATAAATGGCCCAATTTGGTGCCTATGTCAGATGAAGAGTTGATTGAATCCCGACCTTCTAGGATGCGGAAAAAATATATTCAAGGTCTCGAAAAGGAGATAGATAAAAGCTCTGCAAACGTTCGTATGTTCGTTAAAAATGAGCATATGAAATTGTGGGAGGGTAGAAAACCACCTCGAGCCATCCAATACAGGGGAGCAACTTACACCGCTAACCTTGCCAAGTATTGTGTTCCATTAGAACACTATTTAGCTTGGCAACCAATGGATGACAATCATGGATTTCCCATGACCACAAAGGGCCGTAACTCATTTGAATTGGCACAGTTGATAACTGATGCTTATTACATGAGTTCAGGGGATATCTACCTGGTGGACCACTCAGCCTATGATGCCCACCAAGGCCCCCACCATCAATTCCTAGAAAGGAAAGTCTTTTCCTCGTGTTTTCCTGGGTTTGATGAAGTCACTCATTTATTGAAAATGCAGCGGCGCAACAAAGTTTATTCAGCACATGGCCTTCGTGTCAAGTGCGTTGCGCGCAGAATGAGTGGTGATGCCAACACTTCAGTTGGCAACAGCATAATAAACTATATTATGCTTAGGTATATTTTTGGATCATCCGCCATAATTATGGTCAACGGTGATGACAGTGTCGTCTACTCACCCAACCCTCCCAAATATGATTTTTTGGAAGTGGGAATGGTAACAAAATGGAGTGTAGTCCACTTCATAGAGGACATTGAATATTGCCAAATGAGACCAGTACTAGGTTCTAATGGATGGGCTATGGTTAAAAACCCCGAAAGGGTCTTGTCAAGAAAACAAACCAAACTATCCCCAATAGACGTAGACACATGGTTAAGAGTTGTTGGAATTGGAGAACGCTACTCCAGTCCATATGATCCAATATCCCAAGCAGTTTGCCATGGATTTTTAAAAAGATCCAAAAGTTCCAAATGGAATTCCTTAGCCCTATCTTACCAATGTAAAGAAATGGGCAGAGGAATCAAGGAAGTGTTTCCATATGATGAAGCTTGTGCCCAATCATATGCGAATGCTTGGGGCTTAACCATGGCAGATATCAATAGACTTGTTCCATTGATACAAACTTGGGCGGCCACTAGTGTAGATGGCAGGTCGACGCAATCGCAACCCTCGCGCATCTCGCTCCACTAATAATGGAGCAAATCAAAATCCCAAAACTCCCTTAATGCCTTCGGGAGTTAACAACAAAGCAACTATGCCACGGAAAATGCAATCGTACACCGTGGAAGGAGAAGAAGTACTCCAAGTTATCAACGTTGCTAGTGGTTCAACAGCAGGTCAACTAATATACAACTCTCGGATATCTCATGATTCCGCAGCTAGATTGTCATTGTTGGCCAAAGCTTTCCAGAGAGTCAGGTGGCACAATGTTACAATCAATTGTGTTCCCGTCAATGGATCTGTTGTCCAAGGTGGTTACAATTTCGGCTTTATCGAAGATCCCGAGATAGTTCCACCAACTTCAGGAACATCTGAGGTTATTCCATTCATGACTGCTCTTAGAGGTACATCTGTCCGCCAAAATTGGGTTCAATCCCAAACTGGCCAAACAGTCAAATTGAATGAATTACCTGAGATGTATTCAGTACTCGGCTCTGATCAACGTCGTTATTATATTGGTCGTGCCTTGTTGGCTTTGACCGGAGATGTTACAATCGCAGCTTCATTTCAAATTTTGTTGAAGTACAGAGTAACTCTCATGGTTCCAAGAGTGGTGGTAGCTGGTGGCGTAGTGCCCGGCGAAACATTCACTTTGTCAGCATCACTTTCAGGCTTCGTCACTGATGCTTCCGATGAAGCCCATCAAGCCAGCTCATCAGCAACCGTCCCAGCTACAGGCATATATGTCTTGGCTGATGGTTCTCAATCACAAATCCTATGGGGATCAGATGCTGGTGATAGAATACTGAATCAATCCTACGTCAAGGGATTTAGAGTCACTGTAGCGGGTGGCTCAGGCAATGCCTGGGGCTCAAACACCCAGGCTTTATTAGCGGACGGGACTTATTTGCCCTGGCCGTCTAATAATGGAACTGATGCCACTGATTGGTACCTGCCACTTGGTGCCGTTGGCACCACGGTCACTCAACGAGTGTTTCCAGCAGGAGCAGTCTTTGATGTAGTGGTTTAGTTCCGTAACCCCCCTTTATAGGGGGATTGTCCTCCGGCGCAGGAATACAGAGGACGTTAATCAAAACCAATCCCCTATCGTAATGATTTGAGTGCAAAGATACCACGCC